AACAGTTCGCTTGCTTTCTTTTCCAGATAATGACGGACAGCCGTTCAAAGAACTAATGTTCTATTACAATATTCCAGGTCAAAGAGGACTATTGGCACCATATCAATTTGGAAAGAAAGATCCAATTCAAGAGCTTATCACAAAGCTTCGAGATGACGGAACAAAAGAGAGCTATGAGTTGGCTAAGAAACTTTATCCAAAGATGAGATGCTATGCAGCAGTTATCGTTAGAGGAGAAGAAGACAAAGGTGTACAACTATGGGGATTTGGAAAAACCGTATATCAAAAACTATTAGGTATCATGCTTGATGAAGATTATGGTGATATTACAGATCCAAGGGAAGGACGAGATGTCAAAGTAATTTGTACAAAAAGTCCTGGACAGCAGTGGGCGACTACTGAAGTAATGCCTCGAGGTAAAGCAACGCCTCTTTCTAAGGATAAATCGGATATCAAAGAGTGGAGCGGAAGCATTCCAAACGTTCTAGATATTTTTAGTTGCAAGTCATATGATGAGCTAAGCAAAATCGTTAATGATTGGTTGGCAGGTGATGATGAAAAAGAAGAAGAGGAATGGGGAACATCTGGAAATAAAACAGAAGCTGTAAACCCGACATCTCAATTTGGAAAGTCAACACAAAAGTCATATAGTAATATTGATGATGCATTCGCAGATTTAATTGACTAAATAGGCATTTATGTCTTTTTTATAAAGCACACCAAATGGTGTGCTTTTTTTATTTTTAGCATGTAAAATTGAGTTTTAAGCATTACAATATTAATGTTAATATTTTAAGAGGGGTAACATGGCTAAAGATAATTTTACAGCTGATTTAATCAAATCGCTAAACAAGGAAAGCGGATCAAGAGTTGCATACAACTTATCTGAAGATGAAGCACCAACAACAGTAAAGCGTTGGATTAGTACAGGATCTAGGCTTTTAGACTATATCTGCTCCAATAGAAGGGGCGGTGGACTTCCGGAAGGTAGGATTGTAGAAATATTTGGGCCACCATCGATCGGTAAGAGTCATATAGCAACACAAATTGCAAGAAGCACACAAAGATCCAACGGTATTGTAGTCTATATAGATACAGAAAATGCAACATCTGTAGAAAACTTAGGTATGTTAGGTGTCGATGTGTCAACAAGATTTGTATATGTCGATACACACTGCACAGAAGAAGTACTAAGCATTGCTGAAAAGACGATACTCAAAGCAAAAGCATTAGATAAAGATGTACCCGTGACTATTATATGGGATTCTGTTGCAGCATCTTCACCAAAAGCAGAACTTCTAGGTGATTATGATAAAGAGTCAATAGGATTGCAAGCACGTGCTATATCAAAAGGAATGAGAAAGATTACTGGTGTAATTGGGCAGACAAATACACTTTTCGTTATATTGAATCAAATACGTACAAAAATAGGAGTTATGTATGGAGATCCTACTACTACACCTGGAGGTAAGGCAATACCTTTTCACTCGTCTATACGAATTAAGTTGGGGGCCGGTCAACAAATCAAAGAAGGCGACGACGTCATAGGCATCAACGTGTCAGCAAAGACAATTAAGTGCAAAGTCGCGCCTCCGTTTAGGACAGCTAATTTTCAGATACACTTCGGTAAAGGTATTGTGGAACATGAAGAAGTATTTGATGTTTTAAGAAAACACGGTTCTGACACTTGTGGGGAGTATGACGTCCATGTTGCAGGATCTGGACAATGGAAGACACTTACAGTTGCTGAGCTAGAAACTGGTGAAGTCATCATTGAAAAGAAATTTAGAAAGAAAGAGTTTAACGATATAATAACACACAAAGAGTATGGTCCTTATATCGAAGCCCTCTTAGAAAAAGCAATGGTTAAAATAATGGGCGATCCAAACAGCTTTAATATAGATGCAGAGTCTTATGAAGAAATTCGTGCTTTATCAGATGAAATAGAGGTTTTTGACCCAGAGGATTAAGATGCAAAAAACACTAATTGTTGATGGTCTTAATCTATTTACTAGGCACTATTCAGCACATCCAGCAATGAATTCCAATGGTGAACAGATAGGTGGTGTTGTTGGATTTTACTATACTATTATTGACAAGGTTGAGAAATTTAAGCCTGATAGAACAATAATAGTCTGGGAAGGTGGAGGGTCTAAGAGGAAGCGTGATCTTTACAGCGACTATAAGAAAAAGAGCCGGCCTCAACGAATGAATAGATATTATGAAGAAATACCTGACACACTTCAGAACAGAAACTTTCAACTTAAATTACTAATAAGTCTTATGTCGAAGCTTCCGATTAAACAAATATACGTTGAAGATTGTGAAGCTGATGATGTTATAGGTTATATGTCAACTTACAAACTAGCGGATGATATAAAATTAATTATTTCTTCAGACCATGATTATTATCAGCTAATTAATGATAAGACACGAATCTGGTCACCGACTTTAAAAGCACTCGTTGATAAACAAAAGGTTGTAGACAGATACAATATACACCCAAACAATTTTTGTTTAGCTAAGTGCGTAGTTGGTGATCCATCAGACAATATCAAAGGCGCTTCAGGCGTAGGATTTAAATCTTTGGCAAAGCATTTTAAAGAGTTTCAAAGTGAACAAGAATGTACGATAGATCAGCTTTTAGAGTCTTGCAATGGTAAATATCAAGAAAAGGAATTAAAGGTGTTCAGAAGCATTCTGGACAACGCAGATATAATAAGAAGAAACTGGCGATTAGTTTTGCTTGATATGCAAAATTTATCACATCAGCAAATAGTAAAAGTTAATAATATAATTGAAAATGATGATGAAAAAATTGATAAAATGGGAATGATGAGATTATTATTAAAAAATGGAATACAAAATTTAAATGTTGAACGAGGATTTTTAACTTTTAAAATCAATAAAATTAAAAAAGGTAACTAACAATGAATGCACAACCGCAATACTTTTCAAAATACGGTAAACAATTTCAAGAAAAAATATTTCAGTCTTTGTTGAATGATCATAACTGGGCAGCACAAATGCTTGAAGTGATGACACCTAAATACTTTGACGTACGATATCTTGAGTATTTATCACAAAAGTATTTTGACTTCTATAACCACTATAAAACTTTTCCAACAATGCAACTAATTGTAACAATGATTAAAGACGAGTTAAGGGAAGGGACAGATATAATTCTTAGAGATCAAATAATAGAATACTTGATGAGAATTAAAGCAAATCCCGATGCAGGTGACTTGCAATATGTTAAAGATAAATCACTTGACTTTTGTAAAAAACAAGCGCTTAAGGAGGCTTTAGAAGAATCAGTTAAAGCAATTGCATCTGAACAATATGAGTCTGTTATAGATATTATGAAAGATGCAATATCTAAGGGTAATCCATCTTCTTTAGGGCATGATTTTTTTAATGATCATGAAGCTCGATTTCTTAAAGAAAATAGAACTGCCTGCCCGACAGGCATACCTCATTTAGATAAAAAAGATGTGTTAAATGGTGGCCTAGGAAAGGGTGAAATTGGTGTCGTTACAGCTCCGACCGGTGTAGGAAAATCACACTGGTTAGTGGCTATGGGTGCTGCTGCGCTAAGAAGAGGTAAAAATGTCGTCCATTACACTTTTGAGTTGTCAGAAACGATTGTTGGGACACGTTACGATAGCAATTTGTGCTCGATAAACTCGACTGATGTCTTTGATAAAAAAGAAGAAATTCTTAATTTTTACGAAAAAGAGAGTTTTGGTAGATTAATTATTAAAGAGTATCCAACTGGATCTGCGTCCGTAATCACGCTCAGAAATCACATTGAAAAGTTAATGATGAAATCATTCACTCCTCATCTAATTATTATTGATTACGCTGACATTATGAGATCCACCCGGAAGTATGACTCGCTGAGACATGAACTTAAGCTTATTTATGAGGAGTTGCGAAATATGGCTATGGAGATGAGAGTACCAATCTGGACCGCGTCACAAGCTAATAGAGAAGCATCCAATGCACAGGTTGTTGGCTTAGAAAACATGTCTGAAGCGTATGGGAAAGCAATGGTTGCAGACGTTGTAATATCCCTGTCAAGAAAGCCAATGGAAAAAGCGTCAGGTGATGGCAGATTATTCGTTGCTAAAAACCGTGCCGGAAGAGACGGTATACTCTTCCCTATCAAGATTGATACTGCAATGTCAAAGATACAAGTAGTAGAAAATGCATCTGAGATGACTTTAGATACTGCAGTAAAAAGTGATAATACAAACATGAAAAACTTATTAAAATCCAAGTGGAAAGAAATAAACGGCTAGCGGAGGCAAGATGGCGAAGACATATGATATAGAACAAGCAAGAGCAGAGACACTAGAATATTTTGGTGGTGATGAACTAGCAACCAGCGTATTTTTAAATAAGTACGCGTTGCAAGACAAAGACGGAAATTACTTAGAAAGTAATCCTGATATGATGCATAAACGAATTTCAGGAGAATTAGCAAGAATAGAGGCTAAGTATCCTAACCCTTTAAATCGCCATGAGATATATGAGCTGCTTAAGGATTTTAAATATATTGTACCACAAGGCTCCCCTATGAGTGGTATAGGAAATGACGCAAAAATACAATCATTATCAAATTGCTTTGTTGTGGAGGCACCGCATGATTCATATGCAGGAATACTTAAGACAGACCAAGAACTCGCTCAGATTGCTAAAAGAAGAGGTGGAATTGGTTTTGATATATCAACTATTAGACCTCGTGGGTTATCCACTGCTAACGCTGCTAAAACTACAGATGGTATCGAGGTCTTTATGGAAAGATTCTCTAATACATGCCGTGAAGTTGCTCAAGGAGGCAGAAGAGGAGCATTAATGCTCACTATATCTGTACATCACCCACAAGTCATGGAATTTATTAAAATCAAGCGTGATCTAACAAAAGTAACCGGTGCTAATATATCAGTTCGAGTTACAGATGAATTTATGGAAGCAGTCAAACTTGGTCAGAGGTATGAACAAAGATGGCCGGTAGATGCCATAGAACCAGAAATTGTGAATACTGATACATACGCAATGGAAGTTTGGAATGCGCTTATCGAAGGTGCTCATGCCTCCGCAGAACCAGGCGTTCTATTCTGGGACACAGCTAAGCGCATGACGCCTGCTGACATATACGAATACGAAGGCTTTGGATCAGTATCTACAAATCCTTGTGGTGAGATTATTCTATCACCTTATGATAGCTGTCGATTGATGCTTATCAATCTAACTAGTTTCATAGACAAACCGTGGACACCAGAAGCAAAATTTGATTATGGTAAGTTTGGATCTGTTGCTGTAAAAGCCCAGAGACTTATGGATGATATGATTGACTTGGAAATAGAACAGGTTGATAAGATACTTGCAAAGATAGATGCCGACCCTGAACCTGATGAGGTCAAATACTATGAAAGAAACTTATGGAAACGTATAAAGCAAGTTGCGCTTAATGGTCGAAGAACTGGATTAGGAATAACAGGGCTAGGCGACGCGCTAGCAATGATCAATATTCAATACGGTTCGGAAAAGTCAATAGAGGTAGTAGAGGAAATATACAAGTGGTTGGCTATTAATTCTTATGAAACATCAATACGACTTGCAAAAGAAAGAGGCGCATTTCCAGTTTTTGATTTTGCAAAAGAACAAGGTCACCCCTTTCTAGATAGAATTATTGGAAAAACAGATGATCATATTAGAAGAATGTACAAAGAACACGGTCGTAGAAACATAGCCAACACAACAACAGCACCAGCAGGATCTGTTTCATGCTTGACACAGACAACAAGTGGTATTGAACCTGCATTTATGCTCTATTATAAGCGACGTAAGAAAGTTCAAGGTGACGAAGAAGTAACATTTGTTGATGATGTAGGCGACAAGTGGACAGAATTTAACGTCTACCACCATGCTTTTAAACAATGGCTTGATTTTCAAGAAGGTCGTGCATGGGTAGATCCAGAACACGCTGTTGCAGAAAGCCCTTATGCTGGTGCGACTGCCAATGAAATCGATTGGCGGGCAAAAGTAAAACTCCAATCAGTTGCGCAAAAGTGGATTTGCC